CGTTTCGTCTGTATCTCCCCCCTATGGAAACCACGCTTAAACTTTGTAACAATATGTGACAAAATGGACAGATAATGGCAAGCAAACCTAGATACACAAAAATTTACAAACAAATGAAGAAAATTGCGCTTGCGACAAATCCGGTCTGCTACTGGTGCAAAATCAGACCAGCGACCACGTTAGATCACGTGCCACCCCTTGCCGAATATGAAAACCCGGAGCTTTGGCAAGGTCAGTTATATCCGGCCTGTGCTCATTGCAATTATTCAAGGGGGGCAATCTATGGCAATCGAAAACGAAAAGCCGTCAGACGCAGCCGCAACTGGTAAGCGCAAGATTGGCCGGCATACGCGAGCACTTAGAAAGATGATCAAAGGGCGCAATGACATTGATGCGCTAACTAAGTCAACCTTGATGGGCTTGACAACCGCGTGGGATTACATTGAGGAATCGCAAAACAACATATCGTCTGTGCCGGCAATATCAAAGGAGCTGCGCGAAATCTGGGCAAAGCTTGCACCGGCAGAATCTTTTGAGGATATATGGACACAATGACCGAGTGCCAACCTAGGTGGGCAACTGCACGCGATGAGTCGCTACCTACGGATGGTCATAAATTGGCCAAGGTCGCAAACCTTATGGGCTTTGAATTGTTCGATTGGCAGCGCAAGGTGGCAGATACCGCATTGGAGCGTAAAAATGGTCATTACGTCTTTCGCACAGTCGGTGCAAGCGTTGGCAGGCAAGGTGGCAAAAGCAAACTTATTGAGGTGCGCATTGCTTTAGAACTATTGCAGGCACGAAAACAAATTGCATACACAGCACAAGATCGAGCAATGGCAAAACTGAAGTGGCTTGAGCACGTGCAAAGTTTTGAGCGCACGCCGCAGATTGCAAGACAGATACACAAGATCAGTTACATAAACGGCTCCGAGCGTATGTATATGAAGAATGGATCTAGTTACGGCATTGTTACGCCAAACGACAAGGGGGCGCGCGGCCTTAGCCTTAACCTTATGGTCATCGATGAGGCCTTGACGCATCCATTGTCATTGCTTGCATCCTTGCAGCCAACACTGGCAACCCGGCGATCTGGTCAACTTTGGATTGTAAGCAATGCAGGGATACCGGGTCGGTCACAATTATTGGAGCACTTTCGCACCGTGGCACATACTCGCATTGACGATAGGTCAACACAGCTCGCTTGGTTTGAATGGTCGCCATTACAAGACAAGTTTGATTATCTCGATGAGTCTGTGTGGCGCGAAGCGATACCGACATTGGATCAGAAAAATGGGGTCTTACTTGATGCCGTGCGCGAGGCAGCTCATACCAGCAGCCCGGAAATCTTCACAAAAGAATGGCTAAATGTTTGGCCAGCCGTTGAAGCTGTGCAAGTGATACCAACCGACTTGTGGGATGGCCTTGCTCGAACCGACATTACTGTCGGCAATGAGTTGGTACTTGGCGTGGATATATCACCGGTCAGGGATAAGTCAAGCATTGCCGTATCAGGCTTAGTCAAAGACTTGACCCCAATAGAAATCGTTGAAGCAAGGGATGGCGCGAATTGGGTCTTAGATCGGCTTATTGAGATTGCGAAGAAATGGAAAGCACCAGTTGTCATCGATCAAGGCGCGCCAGCGAGCACTTTGATTTCGCCGCTGGAAAATGCTGGTATCAAGGTCATCTCACTTGGCTTGCGTGATTATGCTCGCGCTTGCGGCAGCTTCTACGACGGCGTGCAGGCACGCACCATCTGCCATCTTGATGATCCGAATCTCAGGCAAGCAATCATCGGCTCAAGTCGTAGGGCATTGGGTGATTCTTGGGCTTGGCGCAGACACGATACAAATAACATCACTCCATTGGTCGCTGCAACTTTGGCGCGTTATGGAGTTGTCAATAAAACAGTCGAACAACCAGTCCAAAGGAGTAAGATATTTTGAAACCTTTATTTTCAGCATTGCAGGTCATTGGTGCATCCTTGATTGTCTTTGGTGCGGCACTTATACATAGCACATTTGCGATAGTATTAGCAGGCTCCTTTTGTCTTTTGTTTGGTATTGCCTTAGAACGAGGGGATCGAAATGCTAGGTAGGTTACTCAAGCGAGGTATCCAGCCATCGGTTGTTTACACATCGGCTGGATATGTTGACTCACTAGGTCGAGTTGGCAGAGCCTTTCAAAGTAACTGGTCGGGAACGTATGTAGATACAAACACGACTTTGGGTGTCCCAGCCTTATATCGAGGAACGACATTGATTGCAGATGCAATCGGCGCGCTTGAATTGAACGCCTATCGCAAAGGCCGGGAAGTCAAGCCTTGTCCAAAGATCTTAGAACGTCCAGTGCCAACGGAAACACGTATGGCCACAATCAGTGCAATGGCAGCTTCATTGATCTTGGATGGCAACTACTTCGCTGTTTTGGGCGAACCAGAAGATAATGGATTGCCAACACAATTCTATCCTGTTGCAGTGGATCGAGTGCATATCAAAGAAGAACGCGGTCGGACTATTTACAGGATTGACGATACCACTTACGCACAAAGTGAAATCCTGCATATAAGAAATTTCTGCTTGCCCGGTTCGTATTATGGACGCGGTGTTGTAGATATGCAGCGACAAGCCATCGGCAAGGCCATTGCCATAAGTGAATACACGGCAAGTTATTTCAATGGGGGTGTGAATCCCACAGCAGTCATCAAATCAGCAAACCCTGATCTAACGCAGGAGGAAGCAGATGCGCTGAAATCACAATGGCTGCAAATGTATAGCGGAAGAAATCGCGCACCTGCGGTTCTTAATGCTAGTACGGAATTTGAAGTCTTATCTGGGAACGCACAAGAATCACAGATGGTCGAAACACAAGTGCAAAGCCTGACCGATGCAGCCAATATCTTAGGTTTGCCGTCATACTATCTTGGCGCGCCAAATGCTTCACGAACTTATAGCAATGTCGAGCAAGAAAACTTACAGCTAGTGCGTTGGTCGATACAGCCGATTGCCGAACGCATTGAGCAATCATTGTCAGATTTATTGGTGCGTGGACAAGTGGCAAGATTCGACTATGACACTTTGTTGCGTACAGATACCAAGTCAAGATTTGAGGCATACCAGATTGGTATTGCCAATGGCTTCTTGACACCAGATGAGGTGCGAGATATGGAAAACCGCGATCCAATCAACCCGGTTGATGATGAACCTATCGATATGGATGAGGACTACGTAGAAGGCTCCAGTGAGGAAGATAATATCGATGACACAGAATGAAGAGCGCGTCTATCAGATAGACCTTTCGGTGCGTGAAGATGGCGACGGTCGCACGATATACGGTATGGCTGTGCCTTATGACAAAGAACAACGCATCGATGGAGGCACAACCGAGGTGTTTCGCAAAGGTGCATTTGCAGATGTAATCAAGGCAGCGCATCGAGTCAAACTATTACGCAATCACGATATGAAGAATCCAATCGGCCGCGCGACATTACTGCGCGAAACCGATGACGGTCTTTATGCGGAGTTCAAGGTATCAAAGACGCGCGAAGGTGATGATGCTTTGGAACTCATAAAAGATGGTGCGTTAGATCATCTTTCGATTGGCTTTCAACCATTGAAGAATCGCAAGCGCGGTGATGGGGTCATTGAGCGTATCAAGGCGCATCTCGCCGAGGTGTCTTTGGTTACCTTTGGAGCTTACGGAGATATGGCTGCAATAAGCGGAGTACGTGAAGAAGTCATAGCTCCCACTCCCAAACTTGACAGTGCTAGGGCGATACTCAATGCCTTACAGCGTAGTTGACAACCATCCAGACTGTGACGGCTTTGCAGTCGTAAAGGATTTAGATAACGACCTTCTGGGTTGTCATAAAACCAAGGCACAGGCTCAAGCACAGTTGACGGCGCTCAACATCGCTGAGTATGGAGATCGCCAGCTTCCTCCCAACTATCGTCCGGCATCAAGTGAAGATGTCCCGGAGGGTCGCAACTGCGGCAACTGTTTGTATAATGAAAATGGATATTGCACATTATGGGATGCAAACATCAGGGCAAACTTCTATTGCAATCGATGGGCATCCAATCAAGGCCTGCGAGCCGATGCGCCTGCCCCAAAGAAAGATCAGATAAGCGGCAGCGATAAGAATGAACCGGGATCAGCGGCAACCCAGACAGGCGGCATCGCCATTAACGCCGCAACCACTAAGGCTTTACAAACTAAAGCCGATAACCATAATGAAGATATGCGAAAGCGCGGCAGACCATCTTGGACGCGCGTTCGAGTTGGAGCGTTGAAGGCGGTCTATCGCAGGGGCGCAGGGGCGTACTCAACATCGCATCGTCCCGGCATCGGCAGGGCGCAATGGGCGATGGCAAGGGTCAATGCTTTTTTGTATCTTGCACGCACCGGATCGCCAAAGAACAAAGCCTATGTCGGCGATAACGATCTACTCAATAGTGGACATCCTAGATATAGCAAGAAGAAAGAAAACCGCCAGCGCACCTATGAACCAACTGCTGCAATGAAAAGTGAAGCAGAACGCGGCTTGGCTTGGCGGCGTGAGTTTGGCAGGGGCGGTACTGCTGTCGGAATCGCGAGGGCGCG